CCGATCTAAACGAAGCTAGAGCCGTTTGTTTCTGTCCTGGGACAACTGCATAGGTATTAACCGGAGTTGTCAACGCTGTCATGTTACCCGAGGCAGAACTTGTTAGTCTGAGATTGGCAATACCATCAGCTGCCTGTGTTGTGTCCCTAGCAATAACGCAGTTTGTCTCTGCTACCCATCCCGTTGTATCAGTTTCAAGACTTGACTGATTAACCGTCAAACGGTTGTGATCTGGGTTGTACCCATCAATTGCCATAGCTCTAGCGACACCATCAATGTCCTGAGCAAAGACGGCAAAATCAGATGCGAGGATAGGATGCTGTGTCATCAGTTCCAATCTTGCACTAAGCCTGTTAAGGTAGTCGTCAGTTGATTCAGCATCTTCACCTCCCGACGTGGTACTAGTCAAATCCACGTTGGTTACGAAAGCTAGTGGATCTAGGAGATTCACATTCAATGTGTCGAGAAGCCCAGATGATTCACTACCAGCATCAATAGCCTGGATGATAACTCCTGTGGCTGTTGAAGCTCCCGATGCGATGATAGTATCCGCAACAGTTTCAAACGCCACCACCTCATCGCCAGCAATAACGATTCCTACCTGAGTGCCTGCGGGGATGGTATAGCCAGCGGTATCTTGTACTGTCCAGGTAGTTGTCGCAGTAGCGAAAGAATCCTCTTTTGGTAGAATACCAACTAGTTTGCCGAAGTACCTGAAGATATCCGTAGGTACGGCGCTAGCAACATCTCGAGCTTCGGCTGTCATCAGAGACATAGCCTCAACTGTGATTGTGTCTAGATTTCCATCGTTGGGAACCCAATCTGGAATCCTTGCCTCAATGAAGTCAAAAGCATCAGCAGCCAATTCATCGGCATTAGTCTCGATCGGGACTTCTATAAATTCACTCACTTGTCACCACCAATCGTTATACTCTGAATTAGATCCTGCACAACGGGGTCTGAAACACTAACATGAGTTCTAGGCTCAAACTCATTGATATCAGCTTCTATAGCTCTTGAGTCAACCAAGGGACTTGAGAACGTAGGATCATCAATTCCGAAGTCTGGCTTCTCTGGTCTTTGACCTTTTTGATACCTAACAATGGCTTCTACGCAAGCCAAGATTTCAGCTTCAGAATCCTGCTCGTTAACTACTGCTCCCCTAGCACCTCTGATTCTAAATGGTAGTGCGAAGTGTGGAATCATAGACTAAAACTCCCCGGAGGCCACCATGCAATTATGTAAGGATTTTCATGTTCATCGTAAGCTACCAAACATTTGTCTCCTACTGCTGGTGAGACTGTATCTTGTTTTCTAGGCGACCAAGGCATAGGCCCAATCTTGTGTTGATCTGAGAGAAAATACACAATTGCGAAAGCTGGATCAGCCAGAGTAGTTGGCAATGGTGCTGCAAACTCACCAGCGAAGCAACCATCTAGTCTTGAGTGTGGTGGTAGATCGTCGTAAATACTCAACCTGCTGCTCCTGCTTCATCCCTAGTTAGCGCGTAGCCAACATGAATATGAGTATTGTGTTGATCTAGAGTACCCTGGTCGTAACCACCAGCACCATGCACATCGCCATTAATACAAAGACTGTCAATTGGACCAATCATCTGCTCAAACCCTAGATCAGCCTGATGGTCACCTATCCAATTCATGGCCCTGCGTGTCTCGGCTTGTGTCTCTTGTGTGAAGTTACCCATATCAACTGCCTTGCCCACAGAGTGAGCACTAACCCGTCCTCTTGTAGTTCGTTGTGAGTGATCTGATCGAAGTGCCGTAATCGTGACAGAGAATCCGGCACCAGTAAAAGCGACGAGGAACTGTAGAACTTCTTTCTTGATAAGTCCCGTTCTAATATCAGTTTTCTGGCTTTCCCTAGTAAACGTGATGTGTGGATTGTTGAGTACGGCACGTCGTAGCTGACCACCCGTAGGATACCGTCGTGGAACATCAGCGTCAACATCAAACCCATCAGGAGGTTGGAAGTCCTTGGTATTACCAGCATCACCTTGAGCTTGTTCATCAGACTTCTTAGGTTCTGGCAACTTGGCTCGCGGTTTCTTGAGAGTAATCGTAGCTGTTGGACTATAGATATTACGACTAATCTCAGTTACCAACCATCTACCATTAACCACACCACTATCGAAGATGGTAATGACTGTGCCTGGTGGGGCGTCCCAACGATCTGCTCTACCTGTGATCGTCACCGTTGCATTCTTCTTGCCGACGTCGTAATCGTAGTCAATCCAATCAACACCATCCGATTCCTCGGAGAGGTGCGCTCTGCTGGCTGACTTAAAAAGCTTGGTCTCACTGATGAAGTACACTGATCCACTAACTTCAAAGCATCGCCAGTTAACCTCTTCTGCAAGTCTATTCAAGCAAGTCCACGAATCTTCCTTCTCACCACTAGGATCTGCTTTAGACTTGGGCCGACCTCGCATAAACTGGTACTTGTCAACTCCTGCCGCCACAGAGAGAGGACCCATGTTATTGGCCTTAGTCGTATCATCTGCACCACTGTAATCTCCACCAGCAAGACCGTAAGTTGTGACTAGTCTTTCGGCTTCAAGCCTCCATTGTGAATAGGCTCTAGGAAACGCTGAGACCTGAACGGCTTGACAAAGCGCTCCATAATCGAGATTAGGCTGAGCAGCATCGATATCTATGGCCTTCGTATAGAACTTAGTTGCGGCTTTCTTGAGATTCATCCGGTCTTTGATACTGCCCCAACCATCTGTCTGTTGAAAGAACCCAACGCTACTACCATCACCCTCTGGATGGTTGTAACACGTAGCTTCTTGGATACCTGTCATTATTGCACATACTAGAATTTTCCTGCGAATACGACCATCAGGCTCAGGATCACGACTACGTGTGCTTTGGAGGATTCCATAGCCTGTGTCAAGCACAGTCTCTACGTTGCGCACCTGTTCTCTAGTGGGCTCTCTACCTTTGATGGTGACAGGCTTGCCCTTCTCCCGCATACGCTTCTCAGCACTCTGCCAGTCACCATAACCGCTCTCACGATCCTTGGCCTTCTGTGCCTTGTCTTTCTCAAAAGGAGTTCTGTGAAGTTCTGGACAAACGAACGGAATCTTGAATTCTTTGACTTCACGAACAAGAATCTGTGCGAAGCGTGTTCTAGTTATTTGACCCCAAGCACTAGCTCTAAACTTATTGTATGTTCGTAGGATAGCAACTTCTCTAGACTCAAATGTTAGAGTGAAATTGTTTCCTGTTTTGGAAGGCTTGACAAGTCTGAACCAGAGACCATCAAGCTTGATATCGACCGCATTACCTAATCGACCGCTTTTACGAAGAATACCATAACGATCGTTTACAATCAGCTCTACTGTGCTTGCTCCTTCGATAGTTCTATTGATAGTCCCGTCAATGATAGCTTCATCAATAGGAAAGGGAGCGTGTTTAGGATTGATAAGAACGAGTTCACTTAGATCGATATCGGTTGACAGTAGCTCTCTCTGTCCCTCAAGATGGGATAGCTGTAACTTGCCTCTTACTTCTTTGAGAGTTTTAGCCATTACTAGTGATGTTTCTTAGCAGCTTTAGCAGCAGCTTTTCTTTCGGCCTTAGCTCTCGCAGCTTGGGCAGCAGAAAGAAACGCAATTTTATCGGCTCTAACGTCACGGATAACAGAAACCACGGCTTCTTGTCTAGTCCTATCCCCATCACTTACACGACGGATCATTTCTCCCCACTGAATATTTGTAATCCTATAATCTTGATTTCTGTGTGGAACTGCGGCACCTTCCAAGTTCACCACAGGTGGGTCATTAAAATCCTTGCCGCCGACGCCGGCCATTTTCTCAAGGATCAAACATTCATTCTCAACAGAATCGTTTGAAGCAAAACCATCAATCAGGATTGCAATATCCATTGAGATTGGATCACGGCCATTCCACTGTGTTAGAGATAGTCTGCGTGGCCTCTGGACAACGTCCCATCCGCCATAGCCACCAGTTACTTTCACACCATCATTGTTCAACCAACAGGTAAAGGACATATTGGGATCAGTGGATTTAAATGTGATCTTGCCCTCAGCCATTACCGTCTAGCTACCCTATCTAGTCTATGCTTGAACACGACTTCACCAACTGTGCGACCATCCAGAATAACAGGTGCAGGCTCGATAACCAGAGCGAAACTTCCTAATCCACCCAATGCTGCGTTAGGACTTACAGCAGCACCTCTCGGTAGATGCACAATCTCTGCGCCTCGCTCACCAACTAGGTAATTACCAGCGTACGCAAGTCCTGGTGAGCCTCCTGCCAACTTGCCTTGTAGCAGATTACCCGCAAACCTAGCACCACGTCCGATAAACTTGGCAGGACCACTTACAGCATTCTTGAACTTCATAACCATGTTGTAGGCTCTTCTGATACCAGCAGTGAGTCTATCCCAATACTTTATGACAGCTACGATTATCACGATAAACGGGCCGAAGATCGGGATAAATGTCAACATGTATTCGTGGGCGTACAGCCATCTTCCAAACCTATCAACAAGTTTGTGGAATCTGTCCCACTTGAAATATAGGACGGCTAGGATACCAACCAAGATTAGGATAGAGGCGGCCAGCACGACAGGCCAGAACAGAGCGGCCTCAATAGCATAGAGACTAATTAAGAATACTGTCTGCGCTGCATCAGCTAGCCATACAGCTGCTGTGTAAACACCTACTGCCAAAGCTGCTGAGTACAGAGTCAATCTCCAAATAATCATGAGACCAATACTAATACCAATAGCGATTCCAAATAAACGCATGAACGTAGTTCCAGTGTGAGTCTTTTCTCCGAACGTTCCTAAAGGTCTGAGAATCGTAGTGAGAACTTTAAAGAATACCATGAACGATCCTATAATTCCTTGCAGAATTCCATAAAAGAAATTGAACAGGTAGAGGATCGCATGGGTCTTTGGACTCAGAGCAGTATCTAGAGCCTGTGCAATCATGTAGATCGTGATAGGCTTGTTACCCTTGATAAGCGGCAGCATAGCAAGGTCAATATCAATGAGAGCTTTCCTGACACGATTGAATAGACCAGCCTCACTACGACCGGCAGCGAACCGCATGATATCTTGGAACGTAGCCCAAGCACCTGAGAGGGTCCGTGTAGCCATAGCGAAGTTCTTTCCTTCGTAACCCGCCTGGTGCTGATACTGGATCAAAGCCTTCATAGCATCAGCAGCGGGCACCAAACCCTGATGCACCATTTCTGTCGCTCTCGCTGTAGTGACCCCATAATAGTGAGCCAGCATAATAATCAGCGGAATGTTGTCTCTAGCCAGAGCATTAAGCTGCTGTCCTGTGACACGACCGAGAGCAAGAATGTGTGAGATTTGAATTGACGCTGCGGTCAGGTATTTATTTGTCGCAAATCCGCCAGCTGACAGAGTATTAGTGAGAGCCTCAATAGTCTGATTGACTTCTTGTAGATTGCTGTTATACGGAATCAGACGACGAGTAGCCTGTAGAATCTCAGGGAAATTGAATGGCGTGATAGCAGCCAGTCTATAAATAGCTGTTAGTTCATCCGTGATTCCTTTTGAGGTCTTGATAAAGCCTTCCATCCCGACGCGGGCGTTGTTCATCTGACTATTGAAGTCGAAGCCCCATTTCAGAATCACGGCACCAGCTGCAATAAGTCCTAACGTAACGCCGTAAGTCAATCGACGCATGGTGAATAGAGCCTGATTGAACAACCAGGTTCTACGTGTGCCAAGCGTCATAACCTTACCCGTAGCAGTAGTCTGTGTAGCTAGTCCATGCAGACCAGCCTTAGCTTGTGCTATCCCGGTAAGAAATCTGTTCTTACCAGCGAGGATAAGATTGACGACTACGTTTTGCCCAGGATTCATTCAGTTACCTTTAACCAGAGAATATCTTAGATACTTCAGCAGCGATCTTTTGGGCACGTTCGGTATCGAGTTCCCTCGATATCTCAATTGCCTGGTGTGCTATACCCTGAATCAAAGCTCTCTCCTGGCCATCTTTAGTTTCAAGGAATTTGAGGGCTGATGAGATTCCACCATAGAGAGCAACCTCACCAGCCGCTCGCATTTCTTTCGTTACTACTGAATCCCTAAAAAATCGTCATCTACCTTACGAGACGTGTTACTCATCCAGAGACTCAACTTCACGTTGTGCTGCATGATTGCCGCTTCATTGTTCGCAAAGACGGCAAACACAACCTGCCTAGCTGTCTCCGTTCCTTGAAGCTCAAGGGCGGCGGCTAGATCAGGATTGTAACCGAGGATTTCTGTTCCTTCATTCGTTTTCATCTGATAAGGCTCTTCTGCCCCATCACCGATATCAACGAACATACCCTCACAAGCTGCAATGAACATATCAACCGCTGAGAGTACCTGACGATCCCAATTACCCTTTACTTCTTTCATGACCTTGGTCATAATATCGTCAATTTCCTTACCCTCAAGGAGACGATATTTGGCCTTCATAATAGGAGGTGCATCATCATATCCTGGGATATTGATGTATGTCTCCTTGTTCTGTAGATCCCTGTTCTTCTGCCTAAGTCCCTCAAGAAGAGACTGATTACGCTGAACATTAACGTCTCTCAACTGTGAGACAGGAACTTCAACTTCACTTTCAATGTCTGACATAATTCTCTCTCCTAACTAATGGTTGGGAAACCATCAACGGTAACTTCAATTTCAACCATAGCCGCACCTGATGCATTGGAATCATGCGTAGGTGGTGTACAACGCTTAAGCCGACCGTTATAGACCAGAGGACTACCATATACATTTCCGTCGATATCCAACGAGTGCTTGATAATCGTAACCTTAGACTTGCCTGTCCCAACGATGAGAGCATTCAAGTGTCCGTGGTCACGCTCTAGACGATACAGTCTGCCAAGTGTGACGTTATCAGTAGTCTTGCGTCCGCCAAGAGACGTCGGATCTTCCATGCCTCCTGGGTAATACTTGGTATCTTCAGAGTCAATAGCGCCACCGTCAAGCTTGTCCCACACACCGAAATCTTCCATCTGATGTGTAAACGGATGCTCGATCTTGACATTAACTCTAAAGGTATCTTCTCTAGTCGGTCCGCCTGCCATTTAAATCACCTCCAAGTTGATTGGAGTCTTGACGATATCAATGACAACGTACTCGGCGAACGGAGACATTTTAACATTCAACACAGCATGTAGCTCGTTGTTGGCGATCGTAGTTGGTGTATTCACCTGAACGCCTGTATCCACGTTGAACGCATCATCAGCACTCAGACCATAAAGTGCTCCCTGCTGAAAGTAGGTAAGCAACATGCCTACGAGGGCACCATTAAACTCGCCCATCAGTTGTCCCTTACCGTCGATAACCCTGAACACGAACGTCTCAGCAATAGCATCTGCGTCAGACGCAATAGCCATGTAGAGACGGCTGTTACCGAAGTCAATCCAGTTAGGATCGGTAATCGCATTAACGAGTGAACGCCAGCCGTATACCTCAATATTGGTATTTGGCCTTCTCATAATAACGTTCACACCGTTGAGGTTCAGATCATCACGAGTAGCATCAGAGAATGCTGCCTGAGAGAGTCCTGTAGCTGTACGCGAGATTCCATTGTTACCCGCACTTGGGGCATCGGGACCGTTCTCTGCCTCGTTGCGAGCAATCATGCCTGCTACTAGGGCTGATGGTGGAATCGTCCTAATCGTTCCTGGTACGATACCTGCTATCTGCACCCACGGAGAATACGCAGCACCGTAACGCTGGTTTCCCACTCTTGAGTTAACGATCGCTGTCTTGAGAGTTGCAGCAACAGCAGTATCTACTAGATCAAGTAGAGCCACACGCCTATTTGCCTGTGCATGGGCTAGCAGAGTAGTGTGTGCGATATCGGTAGTCCTACCCGCAGCCACAACCTGACCTGGCCCAAGCCCAACTGTGAACAAGCCGAGAGCGTTAGTCCACTGTGTTTCAGTGATGTTAGCTCTGTCATCATTTCCTGCGGAAAGGGCGGCAGGAGCAACAACAACCGGAATCAGTGACGAACCACCGATTGTGATACGAACGTAGTCGCTGTTAAGTGACCATGCAGCAGCATCAGCCTGAGTAGTAAGATCACCAGACTGTTCAAGAACGTTAACGCCGTCGGTAATCTGGATCTGGAAAGAGCCAGCCCCGGCAGTTCCTAGAACCACTCCAACAAAGATCTGTGTTGAAGAGTATGCACCTGGACCGATAGCTGTAACGATCAGTGAAGTACCAGCAACGTTATCTAGGAGGTTCTTGAAACCGAACGTTGGAGACGGCCCGACAACCCTACTTAGATAAACACTTGATCCGCCTTCGCGGAAGAAGGTATCACACCAATCCCACAGAATCCCATAAGAAACACGGAGTCCGTAGTGATGCTCAAACTCAGCCATACTCCTGACTTTAATAGGAAAGGAGGTAGGACCCTTTTCTGAAATGCCTGTGACAAACGCGGTAGTCGTGTCTGTCGGGACACTAAACGGAACAGGAGAATCTTTGAGTCTGATCTGTGTACCTGGTGCAGCCATATTCTAACCCTCCTTTCCTTCTTCCTTGTAGTGTACCAACACACCTTCATCAATCAAGCTCTGGTTCTCTTCTATTTCTTCTTTGGTAAGCTTGACAGTCTCCCCAGGTTCAACGGGACGCCCATTGTTAAGCGTATGAGCGTTAGGACCGATATACTTGTAATCAACCTTGGAGGCTGTTGCCATACTAAACCCCCTTTCAGTCTCTAGTCGCGCAAACTCACGAATTTACCACCAGCACCTCGACCTACGTGGGCACCAGGAAAGGCCGGAATTTTACTACTCGCTCCTGAACCCCTAAACGGTGCTGTGAAGAAGTCCGTGAAGATGTTAGTTATAGCTAGTCTGTCACCTACTGTAACCTTGAGGTACTTGCGTTGTGGAATGTTGTGAGGTTCGTACCCAAATTGTTGGGTAGCTGCGTAAGGCAGGTTGGAACCAAACACCAGACCATTGTTGCTAATTAGTAGGATCTGGCCTGACGCTCTGTACTTTGTAACTGACCTGAACAGAGTTGGGCCTGTTTTCTTTTGTCTGAGGATACGTGGATCATCACCAGCAGCAGCCTTACGCAACTGCCAATCTCTACTAAGGGGTGCCCAACCTGGACCTTCTTCTTCAAACCGTCTTTCTGTTGCTGTCATGAGATAGTTAGCCACGATCCTAATAGCTGGACGTGGATTACTAACACGCTCAGCCATGACGTCGAACTTCTCTTGGAGAACCTTCTCTCCAAACATTTCAATATCAAAAGCGAAAGCGCTCATGGAGTCAAGTCCTCAGTAACCGGGTGTAGTTCGATATCAACATCTACCGTGTCAGCTTCATGGTCAACCAGAGGATCTGGCGATTCATCTGGAACTAGTGGGCCTGCCCATCTACTGACAGCATCTTCGATTGTGATAGCAAACAAACCCGCTGCCGCCTTGTACAACTCAATCCTGTCAGCGATCTGTAGATCATCGTATGACTCATCTAGCCACGTCACGTTTACAGCACCAATGTCACTTTCAAGACTTTGGTGTTGAACCATGATCGCTCTGACCGCCGCACCGTACATCTTTATGACCTGGTTAGCTAGTTCTTCTGTACGTTCAGCGATTGCAATACCAATTGCCACTTGCCATGAAGCGTCGTACTTACCTTCACCCTGTGGATGGGTTGGAGTATTAAACAAACCAGGACTAATCACAACAGCCTTCGGCATAGCTTCACCAGGCTGAATATCGAATTGTACTCGATTACTGTAACTAGCCGGTGGTTTCAATGGTTCCTTTTCCCAACCTGTTTGTCGTTCAACTTCTCGCAGATACGTTGGAAACCACTTTTCTAGACAAGTAATCACAGCCTGCTCAACATCGGAGGCTACGACAATCTTATCAAAAGTGGTTGTACTCAAGCTACAGTTCCATGCTCATAGTAAACGC